GATTCATTGTCAGAAAACTCTCTATATTCAAAATTTTATCTCATTATATCACAATCGAAATACGTTTACAAATGCTTATCATTACTTATCAATAGTTAGGTTTTTACTTATTTTTTATTAAAATCATTTTCATTAATTGCCATCATTTTTTTAAATCGTATTCATCATCGTATTCACTTTTTGCCCGTATAGTTGAGAAGGTTTTAATAGTTTGCAAAAGAATCAGTGAGTAATTTCATTGTTTTTATTTTTAACAAAACACCGTTTTTGACAATAATACCCTGCCATACACCCTCCCTATTCTTCATGTAATCGTTTTTTTGAACAATAGGATTATAATTTCTGGTTCTAATTGTTCAAAATACGTGTTTTTGCAAAATAGAAAACCGCAAGCCAAACGACCTGCGGAAACATCATCTACTCTAAATAGTCTTTTTCTGTATAGTCTTTTTCTGTAATTACTTTTAATCTAGTAGAATAATTCTGAAATGTTGAGAATTTAAAACGTTTAGGATCTTCAAGTTCCTTAGATAAAAAGCTCGCTAAAAAGTGAGCAACATTTCCAATGAGATACTTCTGTTGACGAGCGCGTCTCTCCGCCCCCTCATTGCCTCACGAAAAGGCTAGACGAATCGAAAGGAGGTGAGTTTTCCTGTTTTCAATTCTACTTATTCTTATTCTTACACATTTTTTTAATTTTGTCAAACAAAAAAACCGCAAGCCTGAGCCTGCGGTGAGAGAACAATTTAGAAAGTTTCCTTTCTGTTTTATTTAACTGTAATCAAGCCTTCAGGCTCAACTGTGAACTCTGGCTTATCTGAACGACTGCCATCCTCGTTGACATAGTACCAGCCACCTTCAACTTTAACAAGTTCTTTTGAAGACATTTCGCCGTTCTCCTCTTTGAGATGGTATAGTTTGTCCTTATATTGAACCCAGCCAGTAACCATTGCTCCTGAAGCATCAAGATAGTACCATTTACCATTCACAAACACCCAACCAATGGCCATTGCGCCGTTTTCTTTTAAATAATACCACTTACCATCATCCTTCAACCAGCGAGAAGCTATTGAATAACCTCTCTCGTCGAAGTAATACCAGGTGCCGTCAATCTTTTCCCATTTTTCTTTTGGATAAGAGCCGTCTTCTCGAACATACCAGTAACCTGTATCGTTCTGTTTCCATTCGGGTTTAGCTTCTTCATCATCTAGTAAAACAATGTTCTTGTCGTACGGATTTGAAGAGTATTGCCACCAACGGATTCCGTCCATGCTTGGGAAGTATTCAAAGTCAGCGTTACCATCATTTAGCCCATATCCAGCAATCCAAAGACTATTTGGGAATTGTGCAAGAATCTGCTCATAATAGATATTATTGAGCGTGAATGGCTTGTAGCTGTAATAGATTGGCTCATAGCCATTTTCTTTAAGGATTTCCATGAAGCGAATACAAGCATCTGTATTTGATTGTTTATCTCCGCTAGCGTGATCTTCGTAGTCCAATACCAAGTATTTTACTTTTTGAGGTACATTATCAAGGAAGTAGCGTGCTTCTCGCTCTGCTTCTTCCACATCACCACCAAACCAAGCAAAATGATAGAATCCAACAGGATTGGATTGCTCAACTTGAGCAGGCAGGCAAGGGTTTAGATAGTTTGTACTTTCAGAAATTTTGATAATGGTATTCTGTGTACCCATGTCAGCCAAAATACCTGTAATATCGTATCCATTATGGCTAGATACGTCGATGAATAAGTCGTTTTTCTTCATTGTTCTCTCCTAGTCTTCGCTTGGTTTCTTGTATTCTAGCGCTCGTGTGCTGTCTGTGATTCCGCTGGTTGTTGGGTCGTTAACTAGACCAATAGCAGTCAAGAACACGAATACCGCATTCACAAGCAAAATCAGTTTGTTGCCAATATCGCCTAAATCTAGACGATATCCGAAGACTGCTGCACCAGCTTGCAAGACAAGCAAGAATGCTGGGATTGCAGTCAGCCAAAAGAATTTATTTTGTAATCTTAATTTCCAGTTAATCATGTTGTTTCCTCCTTGTTTTTATCATAAAATTTAATATCATAGTTTCCGTCATAATTTTTTAAGTTCTTCTGAGAAGTCAGGTACACTGTTTTTGGTTGATAGCTAGCAACCGGGTTTGTTAGTTTTACTAAATCGCCATCGATTTCGACATATTTGATACGACTTAATTCTATCTGGTTATCACCGATATCGACATTTAAGCCACCCCAATATTTCCAAATTCTGGCACCTTTTAATTCTAAAATCAGAGATGAGTTATTCTCCCACACCAACCTGCTACCTATATACCTTTTAGCAACCTCACGGTTCCCTACTAAAATCTTTGCTCTATCTCTCATGTGTCACCTCACGGAAGAGTTGTTGGCCAAGGGTCGTCTGTTAGGTAAGAGATGGTGCTTACACGGATATCGCCGATATCGCTATCAGTTGGCACTGGGTTTAAGAATTGAAATCTTAATTGATTTAAATCTGATGGGTTTCCAACATACCATGTTCCGTACGGCGTCCCTCTATCATTATATATTGGACCAATTAATGAATTAGATGTCTTGAAACCTTGAGGAATGCCGTAAAATCCTAAAATTTGTACATTGCGTTCGCGGTCAGTTTCTTGAGCAACATACCCAGTTCCACCACGTCTCACAATCCCAAACCAACCCCATTGAAGACCGCCAAATTGATACGTTACTTGGTTGTTAATACGTCTTATTTTTAAAAACGAGTCACCTAATTTTGATAAAATATTTAGATTCATCCAGCCAGTATCTCCAATAAGAACCCTCCAGCCAGCGTTACCACTTCCACTCTCTTTAATCCATTTAAGGGCGCCGTTGGTCACGTTGACATCTACATAGGTCGTCCCTATTTCGGCCGTTATACGGCCTTCTGGTGAGCCTGTGCCACGGATTTCATGACCTACGTTGTCTGGTAGCGGAATGGTAACAGTATTACCCCCGACAATGCCGAGGGTATTTCCTGTTAAAGTTAATTGAGGACTTGGCTTTTGATTCAGCACCTTCACATCACGGCCAACCGCCTGAGCAAATTCCTCTAAATTGCTCATGTCAATCACGCTTTCGCTTGGTTATAGACTGTTACTAAATCAAGATTAGCAATGTTGTCAAGTCGTGTACCTAAATCTGAAATCTTTTGAACAACTGCGCTTTGCGTGTCACCGCTCATGCTAGCAATCTTATCAGCGATTTCTTTGAGCGTGTTCAAATCCTCAGATACACCCTCACCCAAAATCTCATTCTTGACTGCAGTCTTAGCTTGTTCAATCAGTTGTGTGACTGTCGCATTGTCAATCTTACCATTTAGCAGTTGTTTTAGCTCTTTGATATCAACCCCAACTGCCTGTGCGAATGCCGTTAATTTTGTTGTGTCCATGTTGTTACACCTTTCCTAAATTATAATAAAAGAGTAAGTCAGGAAATTCCTGACTTACTGTGCCATCGCTACCTACAGTTCTTTCTGCAAGTTGCTTCTTAACTTCTTCTGCGATATCCAGCTCCTTAAGAGCGTAGATTTCGTTTGTCACCAGTTCTCTATCTGACGCAACTATCTTGATGTAGGTTCCTCTATCACTTGGAAATACATAACCACCGACCGTAATTTCTAACCTATACGTCCCTGTGGGTAAGATGTCAGTGATACTAAATCCCACGCTTTGATTTTCTACTGTGACCCTTCTCGACCATTGCGAATTACCTAACGTTAATGTGACAAGTGCTTCTTGTCCATTTAATGAGGGTATCGCCTGCAAATTCTCGTCTAATAGTTCATAACCAAATGTGGAAGAGATGTCCCCTTGTTTAATTAAACAGCCACCGTCAAATTGAGCCAGATTTGTCGTATTACAACCCATTCTGCGCTCCTTTTTAAGTTTTGCTTTGAATCAACGTTTTCAACTCTCTGACATCTTCACCTAACGACTTAACTTGTTCTGCAAGTACCAAGATAGCCTTATTCTGTTCATCATGGTTATCTAGTCGTTTATTTGCAGATCTTTTAAATTCGTTCAGATTTTCGATGTCTTTCTCTAGAACCGTAAGACGATTCTCTTGCTTGGTAGCTCGGTCTTTCATTGAGAAATAAAGTCCGACAACAGGAATCAGAGAGAGGAAGATTTGGACAATTAAACGTTCAAATTCTGCCATAAAATACCTCTACTGTCCTTTAGGCTCGTACTTCCATGCTGCGCCTGTTCCGTCCATCTCAAGACGGCCGTTACGGGCGAAATCGCTGACTGGTTCACCATTGTAAGTGAATTCCTTATTCAACTGAACCAAGATACGCTTGCCTTCACCGTCCACTTCAACGTGTGCTGGGTCTTCGATAGTAATCAAGTCATGAGGCATGTAGTGTTTGCCGACCTCAGCCAGTGGAATCAACTCTACTAATTCCTTGTAGTTAGTTCCGTAAGCAATTGTCTTCCCTGCTACGGCATTTAAAACGACCGCATGGATAATCTTTCCATAACGGTCTGTTTCAGCTTTATTATGCTTAACTTCTTCATCTGTAGCTGTCTGTTTAGCTTTAGTTTCAGCGAGTTCATGAGTCGTTTCTTCCAACTTCGCCTGTGCTTGCACGATAGCACTTGTTGGATCAAGTTCAGTACGAATATGGTCTAGTACTGCTTGAATGAGTGCAGCTTCGCTATCTTGTGTGTGGTCGCCGTGAAGTTCTACTTGCTCAAAAGAATAACGACTGTTATATTCCATTTTGATTCCGACTATTGTTTTATTTTCTGTGCCTTTCAAATAAGGTTTGACTGATACTTCATAATTCATATTTAATTAACCTCTTTCATTTTGTTTTGTGCTTCTTCAAAAAGTTCTTTCAATGCTTGGTCTGATTCTAAGACTGCATGAAACATTTTTAATTCAGTCAAAGCAAGCGTATAACGTGCTTCTAAATGCGCTTGGTTTAATTCGCTTTCTGCAAGTCTGTTCGCTAGTGATTCAGCGACTAACTTGCTGATTGCTTGTTCTTTATCCATTAATTGCCTCCAATTTTTGATTTAATTCCTGAATTGCCTTAATTAAATAAGGTACTAATTCAAATACCTTGTAGGTGTATACACCGTCTGGATTTTCCCAAAAAGCTTCTGGTGCGTATTTCTGCACGTCTTGAGCCATAATACCGCATGAAATATCTTCAACTACGCCTTTGTATTCTTTACGATAACTATAGGTTTTAAGATTATTGATAACCTCAAGACCTGAAACAGGACTATCTTTAATATTGGTCTTGTATCGTCTGTCAGACGCATCTTGATTCATTGCAATCCAATCGTAACCACTACCGCTGTAGTAGAGATACAAAGAGCCACCAGAAGGCTCAATATGTGAGTATTTCGGAGATGAAACCCAATAGCCTGCATTACCGCCAGAATCTCTATTGTCGTAGTAGATTGAACCTGTTACTCTCAAATCGCCGTGAATAACAGGTGTATTCCAAAATTCGGCAGTGTTGTAACAAAACATACGACCATCATTTCTAACATACCAGGCAGTATCACCTACTTTGTCCCAGCGGTCTCCCCAGTTAACCCAGAGAGCTGTAGTTTTTGAGCCACCTTCACCATTCCCCATACCTACTGAGAAATGATTACTACCTGTGAGCCACTTACCTGAGCCTGAATCGTGAGTACCAATTTGGAACCCACCAATCCAACCTTTGTAAGCTTCAAGGAAGGTTGAACTGTTCAGTATAGATGATACCTTGGTAGAGAAGATTTCCTTGGATGTTAATTTCTCAATTAAACCGTCCTTGGCAGTTAGATTACGAATCAAGGCATCTGTGACTGTTATGTCATCACCAGAAATCGCTCCTGCTGCAATATGCTCTGCCCTGACAGACCCTGCTGCCATCTTACTACCTGTGATAGACCCGTCCACAATCATGTCCGATTGCACTCGGATTTTAGGCGCTATCAAATCGATACCGTCTTGACTAGTAGAGATGACCGAAGCTAATTGCTTACCAGTTAAGGTAGTAGCACCAATCGTAACACCGCTTGATGTAACAGATACTGACGCACCCTTACCTGCTTCACGCACCTCTTGTCTGATTTCACTAGCAGTTTGTGAGAGTGAACTTGTTAATTCCTGTTTAACCTGATTAATTGCTGAGTTACTACTGTTAACTGTTGTTCTTACCTCTTGACGAATGGCATCAGCGGTTTGAGTAATTGCAGTAGTTGTTTCACGTCTGAGTTCGTCCTTAGCCTGACTAAGAGCATCATTGCTACTAGCAGTAGCATTTCGCACTTCCTGCCTGATTTCGTTGGCAGTTTGAGCGATAGCACTCTTGACATCTTTGTCAAAGAATTGGCTCAATGCCCCTTGGTTATTCTTCTGAATTTTACCCCAAAGTGTGCTATTTGGGTCTCTGAGTTCCAACTCAATATTTCGCATGTCTTTGAACAAACCAGACAAAGAACGCTGAGTTACTGTAGGTTCAACAAAGCTAGTTGGGAAATCACCCTGCTCTATCTGAATATCAGTTAGAACCGTATCACCCACACATCCCATATGATGAAGCTTCAGCAATTCATCTCGTGACCGTGGTTGGAATACCTTGTAGTACCGTCCGTTATGCTCAAGAGCGGACGAACGAACGTTTTGAATAGTAATATCCATTTCCTAACCTCACTGCTGTTTGAAAATATCGTAGATGGTATTCGCATCTTTATTAGTGATAGCATTATACTGTGCCTCAGTCCCTGCCCAGTATTTCAAAGGCTGAGAACCATTTTGGTTGATGATACTCGGGTTCACTGGACGGCTTTCTAATGCTGAAATCCTACGTTTCACCTCAGTGTCATTGTAAGGTGTTGGAAAATCCCTCGTACCAATCCCTCGAACAGAGACATTAGTACCGTTAACAGCCGTCACCTCCCAAAAACCTTGGTTAACACTGGTTGCACTATTCCAGTAATCTTCAACGATATCACCAACTTTTATTCCGTCAGGGTTCATGATGTTATCTGTTGTTATTGTTCCATTAGCACCAACGCCTCCTCCAGAAATGTCACCTTTAGCAATACGATAAGTTGGAGTTTCAGATTTTCTAGCATAATCAGCCAAGGATTGTCGGGCTTCTGGGCTGTCGTAACGTACAACGCCATCTGCACCCCTCGGACCTTGTGGTCCTGTTGGTCCAGGCAAACCCTGAGGGCCTCTCTGACCTTCGGGACCTCTTGGACCTGCAGGTCCTGCTGGACCAGTATTTCCTTGTGGGCCAGTCTGTCCCGTTGGTCCTTGCGGACCTCGCAAACTTTCTCTTTGTTCGCTTGTCAAAGCCTCAAACCGCATAACACCGTCAGCACCTCTGGGTCCAGTCTCGCCACGTTCCCCACGGTCTCCCTTTGGTCCTGTTAGATATTGCAATGCTGAGAATCGGTCACGGCCATTTCCGACCTTAACCTTACCAGTATCACTCTCAACACCTAACTCACCATCAAGTAAGATTAAGCTACTACTTGCCCAATCGCTGGCTGACATGCGTTTGTGCTGTACCCTTACGGGTATTGTTTCCGTCATGTTCTACCTCCATCAAAAATAAAAGTTGGACTCTCGCTCCAACTTCCCTCATATCTAGCATTTTGCCCATCAGCAACCGTCTTATAAACTGGCGTGATTTCAATCATTGAGTTTCGATTATCAATCATTAGTGACTGTTCTTGCGTCTGATACCAATCACCCGAGAATACAACGCTATATCCGCCATAATAAACAGATAGAATCTTTTCCGTCTTCTTGGTAACATCCTGCTCAATCACTGGCATAATCGTATTTGTTGGATTGAATCGAACGTGTCCACCGTTGAAACTATCCTTATTAACTGTTAGAGTAACATCTGCCTTACCGTAAGGCGTGCAGACACCCGACCAGCTGATAACGTACTGCTTACCTAATTCGAAGCCGTCACCATTATGTCCGACTTCGACATAATCAGTACCGTAGGCTATCTTCTTAGCTGTTCCACCAGCAACTCGGTTCTTATTGTACTGAGTAGTACCGTCACCACCAATCAACCGAGCATTGATACTTGCGGATTCGCTGACCTGTTCTAATTTCTTTGATAATTCAGCTATAGCGTCTTTGTTATTCTCTTTGAAATCCTTATCCTGAAGCAGTTCTTCCTTGATTGACTTCAAGAAATCAGGACGGCCTTTCTCCACTTCCTCGTGGATTTTGGCGCCGAGCTCTTCAGCTTTAGCCTTGTATTGCTCCACGGCGTCCTTGATAGCTTTCTCACGCTTGGCAAATTCAGCATCAAATGCACGATCAGCGTTTGCGATTTCTTTTTTTAAACGTTCGTTTAAAATCTCATGCAATCTCTGGCTTTCGCCTTGAACCGCATCATTTACCATCCCACCGATTGCACTAGCTAGACTAGACTGGAACGTCCCAAAACCGATAGATTTCAGCTTTTTAGCCATTGGAGAGTAGGTGTATTTGGTGATTTTCTTACGAACGTCAAGACCATACCAATCATGGTAGATACTTACAACATCGAACATTTGAACTGCTACATCACTCTGGCCTACAACCGAAATCTCAAGGCTATCTTCCATCATGTCACACATGCTGGTACGATAATATTGTTTACCGTACTTGATTAAGCTATCTTGGTCTTTGACGTCTTGATCATTAACCTCAACAACAGCTTCATAGATTTGACTATACTTACCAAGCAAAGGGCTATCTATTACGACTTTAAAATCTTGGTCAACTGCATTTTCTCCTTCGCCTTTAACAGTCGTTTTAAAGGTTATCCGAGTTTTTAGCGATTTGGTAGAAGTCTTGTGCTGATAGCTAGATAGGTTTTTCTTATACATAAAAAGCGATTCATTTTCTGAACCGCCATTTTTTAGCAAGCGTAAGTTGTAGCCATTTCGCACCATATCTCCGCCCCACTGGCCAAGAATAGAGTGCTTATCTTTAGCTAAGACCTCCATCGCATTCTTCTCTTTAATATTAAAGGTATGTCTGTCTTCAATATCACAGAAGAAAGAGAACGGGTGTTCTCTGGTAATACTACCTGCAAATAAACTTAACGCTCTCGAACCAGTAACTTGATCAGCATTAACTGCACTAACAAGATAATTGTTTAAGAGACTTAAGACTTGATTGGCATATACTTGGATATAGCCATTTTGCTTTTCAATTTCAAAAATAACAAAATCCTGCTCACCGTGTAGGTCATCTGCAGTCAGGAATGTTTCTTCTCTCAGTAATTCCCATTTAGGGTCTGATGTAGGAAATCGAAAGGTTAGTTGATACGTATTATTTCGTTCTTGGACGATTTCGTCATTGTAAGCCTCGTTCAGAGGCATATTGCCATTTGTAAGGTAAATCATATGATATACCTCCAATTCGGCCTCACAGTTACCTTACGAATATTTCCAGTGAATACTAGACCGTTATTTCCAACTGCTAACTCAAAGAAGCCTCCACGTTTTCGTAGAGTATTTTGAATAGCACCTTCAGCATTGTAGATGTTTTGTTTCTTATGTCTACAATCAATCGTGGCTTTCTGTCTAATCGTCAAGTGCATGGTTGTACGCCCAATTGTCAAAGAAATATCTCCGTCACCTTCAATCTCGATTACTGGCTCGCTATAGACTGAAGCTGGATTGTTAATGTTTCCACTTGATGTGAAAATTAAAGGTTCAACAGATTTTTGATAACGGAATGGTTGCATACTCAACTTGATTTCTAGTTTCCATCCGTGCATACCTTGAGGTTTGTATTTTGCACTGACGAAATCAGCATAAAATAAAGAGCCTAGCTGGTAGCTAAACTCTAGCGTATTATCTTTTGGTTGAAACCTCTCCACGATTTTAGACGGGTCTACCGTCCTTGGAAGGTAAAATGCAAACGTTCGTTCATAACTCTCATAAGCACCATCCAGTACCCGATAACTTCCGTTAACCCCAAAAAGGTTAGCAGTTTCAGATACTTTTGGTTTTGCTGCTTCCACATCACCAAAATCTGTCACCACACAATTTGGGAGGGTTGAAGTATTGAATCCGTTAATAATCATATAATTCATTAAATTCCCTCCCTCGCATAGATTGCACCTTGTCGTTGATAGCTATTCAAGGCTATCTTTTCACCGTCCAGGTAAGTATCTGACGGCTTTTCAAGGATAGCAGTAAGGATTTTCTCCATACTTTCTCTCAGAATTGCTATCTCAGACACGGTTTGACTGTCTTTTGCCTCGATTTCAGCCTTTGGCATAGCCAAACTTGCTTCAAGGTTTTTAGCAACAGTCGTTGACATATTTGTGTCAATTGAGTCGCCTGAAAAAACATCGTTAATTTCACCAGCCATCCCACTGACTGATTTCTTTACATCTTTAAAACGATCTTGCAATCCTCTATTAAGACCTTGCATAATCGCATTACCTGCTGGAATCAAGAGTTTTCGGTCATACTCAATTGGACCTTTGTGGTCACGAATCCAGCTAGCAATACCGCCAACAAAGTCAGTTACTGCACTCCATGCAGATTTCAAACCATTTAAAAATCCATCCATAATAGCACGACCAGCACCGCTTAAATCAATATTCCATAATTGATCAAAGAAGCCTGTGACATTACTTATTAAAGTTGATACAGCATTTGACATTGTATCCCATGCAGATTGGGCACCAGATACCAAGTTATCGATAATACTTAGCACACTAGACTTGAGTGCTTCCCAAGCATTACTTGCTACACTCTTGATTGTTTCCCAAATATTAGATAATATCTGAGCGAATCCATCAAATATTGCTTGCCCAGCAGCTGATAATCCATTCCAGATTGCCTCGCCGACTCCTTTGATCGCTTCCCAAGCTGTAGACCAATCTCCGTTTATTATTGCCATAACAGCGGTTATAATTCCGCTGATAACCTCCATAGCGGTTTGAATAGCGATTTTAATCAATTCCCAAACCGTTGTTACAACCGTGCAGATATTATTCCAAGTTCCTTCAATTAAAGGTCCGAGGATATTCATGGCTGTTTCAATTACCGATTGAATAATCGGCATGACAGTCTGAATAACGGTCTGAATAGCATTCCAAACTGTTTCAAAAGTTTGTTGAATTAACGCTTGATTTTCAGACCACCATTGGGAAATACCATCCCAAACGGATTTAATGAAATCAACAACTGTTTGAATGATTGGAGCAACAACAGCCATCATATTGTTCCAGACGGTCGTAGCTGTTTCAACAATACCATTCCAAACACCAGACAATGTTGAACTAATAGACTGCCAAGCACTAGACAACCAATCCATGAAGCCTTGCCAAATTTGTCTACCTGTTTCAGTTTGAGTGAAGAACCAAGCTAATGCAGCTACCAGTGCAGCGATTGCACCAACAACAAGAACAATAGGATTTGCAGACATGACCGCATTGAATAGACTAAAAGAACCGCTAGCTCCAACTGCTGCCGCATTCTCAGCTGCTAAAGCGGCCGTCAAGGTTCCACTAGCAACCGCTCTAGCCTGAGACAATGCAAAAGAGACCCCGAAAATCGCATTCTTAGCAGTTTCGACAGCCTTTATACCTAAACTAATAGCTTTATAGGTCTTCCAAACTGCTGTCAATCCAACTACTGAAGATACTACTGCAGAAATTATATCAGGATGTTCTTTTAACCAACCTGTCATGTCTTTTACAATCGAAGAAGCATCTTTCAAGATGTTAGAAAGTCCTTCAAAAGCCGAACCTAAAAGATTTACATTTTGCTCACTTCCTTGTATTCCTAGCAGGTCACCTACGAAATCAGCTACAATACTGATAACATCTCCAATAGTTGACCCGATATTCTCAAAGGTCACTCGGATATTATCAGCGATATTAACAATTTGAGTTGCAGCGCCTTCGCTAAACCCCAAGGCTTCTAAGATATCGATATTATCTTGCTTGGACATCGAACCAAATATCATGTCAAAGAATGTTTGGAAGATACCTGTCACTCTAGACAATTGACTATAAACTGCATTTCCAAATTCATCTCCGAATAATTGAGAAGCAACCGTACTCAATCCCTCGGTCAAAACAACACCCAGCCCTGATAAGATATTTCCTACCATAGGCAAAAAGTTATTGAAAAGGAATGTCTTAGTCGTTTCAGCTAGCGCCTGCAAGGCTGGCAAGACATTCTCACCAATCGCAATTTTACCAAGGACATTCTGAGCGGCTGCTTTCATAGATTCAAATGAACCCGTAAATGTAGTTGCTGCCTCTCTCGCTGTCGTACCAGTGATGTCCAAATTCTCTTGGATAGCGTGAATGGCGCTATAAACGTCTGATAGATTATTGATGTCATATTTAACACCTGTTAATTTTTCAGCATCCGCCAAAAGTCGTTGCATTTCTTGTTTCGTACCACCATAACCCAATTTAAGGTTATCTAGCATCGTATAATTCTGTTTGGCAAATCCTTGATAAGCTAATTGAATGCTGCTCATAGATGTTCCCATCTTATTGGCATTGTCTGACATATCAATCATTGCCATATTAGCTATGTTAGCTGCTTTATCAGTATCTCCACCAAGCGATTGTAGCAAGCTGGCTGAGAAACCTGTAACATTTTCCATATAGGCATTGGCTGACAGACCTGTTGTCTTGTAGGCCTCATTTGCAAATCCTTTGACCTTATCAGCTGAGTCTTTAAATAAGGTTTCGATACCTCCAAGAGATTGTTGAAGGGCTGCCCCTTCAGTTATGGATGCTCCGATTGCCTGACCAATGCCAGCAGCAGCAATAACACCCGAAAGGGCGCCCATCATTTTAGAACCGAGGGATTGACCTGCACTCGTTCCTGCAGAGGCAACTTCACCACCCAATTCTTTTTGAATCATTCCACTAATACCTTTAGCCGATGGAATGATCTGAACGTAGGCTTTTCCTAATTCTGTTGCCAATTATTCATCACCTCCCGTTTTCGCAAGCAATGACCTGCGATAATTTTCAAAGTCCTCACCAGATTCAAAGACGAGATAGTCTTTGTCATCATTCTCACTCTTATCTCTCTTAATTAATTGATCCGCGATGGATGCAGGACGATTAACACCCTTTTGACCATCCTTTGTCTGCAACCACAAAGAAAGAGAAAGTCTGTCTACGATGCTTGCAAGTAACGTCGTTTCCAGAGGGACAATCTGGTTAGACATAATCTGCTTTATCCGCGAATCATCACGCAAACCATACGCCAAAACAGCCACCTGATTTAAAGGTAGCTGTTTATAGTCGTATATCTGATAGGTTTCCGCTAAATCACAGACAAGGGCATCCTCGTCTGTGCTAATCATCTGAGCAAGGACTAGGATTTTTTTAACTCTTTATTAGCTTCGAAAATGCTCTTAATATCAGCGAATAACACTTCAGAATCAAGGAAATCTTCCCCTTCTTCCAAATGATTCAAGAATTTTTCGGCTTGTTCTTTACCGAAAAGAAGATTGAGCATTTTTTCAGCTGCTTCAAAATCCCCTTTTTCCATTTTGGAAGCTTCACGCATGAGATAAAAATTTTTCAATCGTTTTTTAGGGATTTTGTATTCAAATCCTGATTCCGTTTTTCCTTTTAAGATTTCTTCCATTTGCTTTACGCTCCTTGAATGTATTCGTAGTGAGTATTTTCACTGTTGTCTGGCAATGCAGTGATTGTCAATTCATAGCCGATAGGTTCGCCGTCTTTATATTTGATTTCGCCAATTTCGCTAACCTGACCACGAGGGATAACAACACGTTTCACATAGCCGTTTTTCAACAATGTATCGATAACCAAGATATGTTCTGGCAATTCCTTACTATTAGCTTTAATAGTGATACCTGTTTCAAGCGTTCCTGAGACGTTATCTGGTCCATATACTTCTTTCAAGACTTCAACATTCAGACTCTCAATCAACTTGTATTTGAAAGTGTCTTTCTTTTCAGTTTGAGAAGACAAGACTGTTTGTCCGCCCCAAGCTTTGACTTTTTCACTTTCTGGCGAGTTCTCGTTGGTCAAACCATCTTCTGAAATGTAACCTAACGTTTTAAATGCAGCATCCAATACTGCCTTGGCATTTGATGGTAGATTTGTTCCAGTTGGAGCAGTAGAAACCGCCCCTCCAATTTTCGGCTTAGCAGCCGTTACATTTGATGCTGATGCAGTCGTCATATTCTTTCCTCCTGTTGATTCTGCATTTGGTGTTCTTACTTCTGTCGCTTCTAATTCTGGCGCCAAAACTACACCTCCTTTTTAAAAATAATTAATGTCATATACCGCTTGATAGCGATATTGCTTCGTTTTCGTGTCTGTAAAGTTGTAGTCACTATTGTGATGCACACCGCTGACTTCGTTGACTGTGATGAGATCCTCAACTACTTTCTTGACTTTCTCATTTAACTCAGCAGCCTTTTGAAGTGATGGTGCATAACTTTGAAAAGCGAATGTAGCAGAATGAACGTAGTCACTTCCACCACTTCCAGTCTTTTCTAAAATGACATAACTTTCAGGCATATTCGGTTTATGTTCAAAAAAAGACGGAACACCTAACTGTCCGTCCAAAAATTTCTTTATAACTAATTCGATCATCTTGCTCTCATAGCCTTCAGTAAAATATTATGTTTTTTATTTCTAGCCATGCTCTTGATATCAGTCGTACTAATCTTTGCATTGGCACGCTTTTGCCCTGGCGATACAGTCAATTCAAACCCCTCACCAGCTCTTTCAGCAATCCCTTGCCCTTTCTCTTCTAAAATAGCTTGCATTTCAGGAGAGCGTAATAGAGCAGATACCCCTAGTGGATTCAATTGAAACTTCATATTACTCATAAACTTCAACCATGACCTTTCTATTCCAAGATAATGGAATCATTGACTCAATCCCCTCTTGAGGGATGCCAATTGTCCGCCATTTACGACCAAAAAACTTGACCTCACGGTTTTCCCACTTGTTAGTATCTCCTTTGGGAATACCAAGTGTATAGACTGCCTTCTTCCCAGTCAAGTTCATTTGATTGATGACGTCCTCTGATGAAGTTGGGACAACCAATACATTTTGAACCTCAATCTCAACATCACGATGAATTGGATGACCGAAATCGTCGTTACCAATTTCTACCTTGTCCACTAAAATGACAGGGATTCCTTTTAGGTAGGTCATAAATTTCAATCGCTCCATATCGTTGTTTTTTCTTCAAACCAAGCCTTTTAAGTTCGGTATCTTTGATAAAGAGACCGCCTCCAGGGACAAGGTAAGAACCACTAAACGAATAACCCAAGGCACTTTCAGATACCTGAGTCATTGGTTCATGGTCTGTTGAGGTCATGAGGGTTCGTGCCACGATATCGACCGTGACAGACTTGGCAACACTAGCGAATGACACGCTTTCTGCCACCATATCGTCAAGGTCTTTACCGACTTTTTCAGCTTCAACTCGCAAAGAATTAGATACAACTTCCAACAAAGCCTCAGCCCTTGCACGCTCATCAAATTTCAACGAGCGCCACAACAATTCCAGGTCTTCAATCTTTGCAAAATTTCCCATAGCTTAACCCTTGTTTTCCTCGTACAAGGCTACCAAATCGGATTTTTTTGAACCCTTATCGTAATCAATACCTAATTCATCCAAACTAGACTTCAATTCCGCTACGGTCATGTCTCCTCCGCTTGGAGCCGTATCTTCCACAGGCACCCAATCTCCGCCAAGAATACTCTCAGCGGAGATAATCACGCCCGTTTTCGTATCGCGGTATAAAGCCATAAAACTTACGCTTTCACACGAGCGAAGGCATCTTCATCAAGAATACCCCAGCCGATAAAGGCTTCCGCACGCAAGCAGATTTCATTGTAGGCTTTAAGGTCACGACCAGCACCGTCTGGATCTCCGTATTCGATGATTTCCATTGGGATATTTTCAGCATAACCCCACTTGAAGCGGTTTTGGAAATCCCCTACAATAACGTGGTCTGTTTCAGCACTTCCACCAGTGACAGTAAGGTTCTTGTTGATGTCTGATTTCATTCCGTAGAATGAATCAGGATTTTGACCAAAGCGGAACTCAGGATAAACCGCACGTTTATCAGCGTCTTTTAGTTTACCTAATGCATGACCTGCTGTTGGCGATAAGGCAATACCTGTTACCTCGCAACCACGGGCAATAACCTGTTGTACTGCATCTTCAATATTTTCATCAATTTTTGCTTCATCATACGTCACGGTGCTTCCACTAATCACACCATCAAATGAGTTTGTTGCACGGAAAGAAGCGTCCGTCATTGTTTTTGGCTCCAATCCATGAAGACCCGAAATGTCAAATGCTTCTGCAATCTTCTTAGCAAAGCCATCCATGTAAGCTGACAAGAAGTTCATTTGCTTTTCTTCTGAAGCATACTTGAACTCATCTGTAATGCGAGCTTGGTAAACAAATTTAAGCGGTTTGATAACTTTTGAAGTCAATTTCGCTTTATTTCCAAGTTTTTGTTCACCCTCACCAACAATTTGGGCATTTCCTTCAAGATTGAAGATAAATTGCTCTACTCCATTAAATGGAATAGGTGTTTGTGCTGACAATTTAGCCAGTACAGATTTTCCCTGTACCTTGCTGATTAATTCTGTTACTAGTTCTGGTTTAAAAAGTGTTCCACTTTTCATTGAATTATCTGCCATAATTTTTTATTCTCCTTTTGGTTGTAATTCACGAAGCATCTGCTTCATTTGCATAGTTTTGTCATCACCGATAGCAGGCTCAGTATCTCTTAGTGGTGCTTGAGGTGTTGCTGGTCTCATAAAACCAGCTAGACGCTCAGCGTCAGCCCTTAACGCCTCTTCGTCAGCACCTTGAAGACGGTCAGCCAAGTCATAAGGCAAGCCATTTTGTAAAGCGATACGAGTTCGCAAGCTAGCAGTTTCATAATTGCTCACTTGCCCCTGCAATTCAGTGATTTGAGCGTCTGATTTGGCGATTGTCTGTTTTGTTTCCTCAACAGTAGCTTTCAAAGCGCCATTTTCAGATTCTAGTTCTGAAACACGTTTCTTGAGTTCATCATAATCACCGAATTTTTCACGCTCACGTCTGAGACGTTCCTTCACGATGTTATCTAGCTCTTCCGGTGTTTCAATCGTTTTAAATTCAGACATCTTCATGTCTCCTTTCTCCTGCTTTCCCGGCAGTTCGGTAATTTTTTAGGCATCAAAAAAAGCAGTCTTTCAACTGCTCCTCTTAATAACTGATTTTTTGCTTTTTCTTAGGCTTAGTTGTCAAACAAGCCCAATGCGCAAGCAAGGCGCTATCCATCAAAGAAATATCCATATCCGCAAAATGCGAGCGATAGCCAAACCCACCGTTTGAACCGATGTTCCGCTTCTCACAGTTGGTTGTGATTTTCTTTAAAGACGGTTGACCAGCATGGCACAAGGTTTTTTGATAAATCCCTTGTTCCCACATAGAGTTAGCCACGATGATTTCTTTAACCGTAGGCAATATCACGCTCTTCATGCGTTCCTTTTTCAACTCTTCATCAAGGATTTTCTGACCACTTGCCCCATCGACTACGATAGTAGCCACATCGGCACGCTTGACAAAATCCAAGATCCAGTCATTCCCGTTACGGACTGACTGACAGTCAATCGTCTCAACAAAAATTCGTTCATCTACCGTACGAACAGCAATACTTAATGCCACGTTTGCGCCATCTTGACCATATTTGACTCCAACAAACAACTTACCTGATAAATCAGGCATAGAGTCAACACACAACTCATTCCATTCCGTTTCCGAAATAGCAGATTTCTGGTTGTATTCAGGCCAATAACCCAAACGCTGAACATTATGGTCTAGCTTATCATCACCAAGCTCAGCTTCTATCTTCCGCTCATTCAAATGGTAACCCATTGAAGGATTGGAGTTATACCAGGCATCGACATCATCGATTTCTTTTTCCTCAGAAACCGACCATTCTGCCCAACCTGAGTATTTTCCTTTCCCAAAAAGGCAAGTCTTACGGTAATTTGTGAATACCGTCCCATTTGAAACAGGTGTAGGAGGTGTCCCACACATGATTGTGATTGGATTGCTACTATCCGTTACCGTATATTTCAACGCCGATTCCTGCTCAGTCGTATATTCCTGAGCCTCATCGATTACAAGAAGGTCAAAACCTTCCCCTAAACCACCATTGGATGTTCTGGTACGGAATTGTACAATCCCACCGCCGTCAAACAGTTCAATCCGCTCTTGTCCCTTGGCTCGTATAGAGCTAAAGTGCTCACCGTCAACATATCCCATTTTTTCAAGGTAACGTTTAACCTTTTCAAAAGAGGAATGTGAGGTAGATATTCGGTGGGCCGTGTGTAGGATATTTAGTCCATTATGCAGGCCCCAAAGTTCAAAAAGATACAAGAGTTCAGACTTCCCATTACGACGAGGAATAGAGTAGCCAAATTTTTGATGCACCCACAAACCGTCCTTATCAACAGCCATAATGGATGTCAACAAGTTGATTTGCCAAGCGTAGCAAGAAAGACCAGTCCGCTCGTAGATTTCTATCGCTTCTTTCGCCTTAGAATTTTTCTTGACGTACTTTAAAATTACCGATTGAGTAGGATTCTGATTGCCAAGTTTCTTTCTAGCCATCCACTGCTCCTTTCAATCGTACCGCATGATAACCCTATCGCTGGGATGATTTAATTGATTACGTTCAAAATATAGTTTTTAGCAACATCTAGCATTCCTAATGCCTGCAAACTACTATCCCAGCTATAGCCAAGATTTATCTCACCATCTTTATCCAAAGAAACTACCAATACCGAAGTATAGGCATGACTAGCCTCAAGATTCTCCTTCAAAATTTCTTTCACGGAAGCACCACGCTCCAGACTAGACTTTTTCTCTGAAAAATCAATCGTGTTTTCCATCATTACTCCTTTCTAAGCATAATAAAAGCACTTAGATTTCTCTAGGTGCTTAATACCAAGCAACTTGCCCTGATTCTTTCAAGCTGCCGTCTTCATTTTTTAGATTTATGATGCATTTTGACACATAATCAAAACCATATCTTGGGGGATCATTTCGCTTTAGCTCACGGGTAGAGGGATTAAATTCAAAAATTTCCCTTCTGCTTACATCGCCTTCAGGAAAGACCTCGTAATGGTAAAAACCGTTCACAACTTCAATCAAATTAAATTTTAACATTATTCTTCCTTTCCAAATATCGAGTCAAAGCATTACCATAATTATATGTTTCATCTGTTTTAGCATGAGCAGTATCATAATCCATATTCCCTCTGACATACATATAATCATGCTCCAATCGCTCGTGTTTCAATAATATCAAATCATGTGATTGGATATCATTACCAGTAATCAGACGCTCCCACGACTCTGCCATATTGACTTCTGGATGAAATAAGCCTTCCCCGTCTTTTAAAATATGGATATCATTAAAAACATGATTAAAAGCAATGTCAACATCTTCCTTGGTAAAGTCTTTCATTTCCTTAAACTTTCCAATGTTCGAGTAAATTTTTCGCTTCTCTAATTCTTGATTACTATTTTTTATTTTGTCATACGTAAGATAAGCGTGCTTTTCTGCTTTAATAAAATCTTTTGGCAAAATATCATCATTCGATTCATCACGAAAATAATTTCTTGCACCAGATTGAACAGGTAAGCCTACACCTTTTAATACTTCTATTTTAGCACTTTTTTGAGATTCTGCCCAACGTTTAGTATGAACATTCTGTTTCTTCCCATTACCAGGATGATAGTCAACAGTACACCTACACTTGCCATGCCGTCTATATATATCCTTGGGAACTTCTGGATAATTGTATGAACCCTCTAAACTCTTGCACCACTTGCACGGATGACCGACAACTCTTCGAACAATTTTCGGACTCAACCCCACTTTATGATGGAATTCCACATTTTTCCGAATGCTATCATCCACAATACTCTGACTAAAATTTACAATCGGTTCATCAAGCAACCATTTTACATCATCAAAACTTTCCTCACTTGCTAAACGATTGACCAGCCCATCAATTCGGTCTTGATTCAATTCAGGAACCTGAGCAGTTAACCCAATTTTAGCCTCAGAGTTCAAATTCTTCTGAACTTGCTCAGTATAATCACTCACAAGCTCGTAATTTCGCCCCAGAACGTCCGTCAGCACACGTTGAGCGATATTGTAATACATTTTACCATCTGGTAGCGTTTCGTTCGTCAGAGAGGCGCCCAGACCCTTAGAAAGTATCTCTCCAATTTCAATAGCATATTTATTGGCATCCAAATAACTTGCCTTGCTATGGTCTAGTTTAGACAGCAAGTCTTTCAAGACCTCGCTGTCTAATCTAGCACCTTCAAACTCAGACTTGATTTTCTTGAGCAGGATCGGAACGATATCCTCCACCATCTGTACCCTCCTTCACTATTGGAGCAGGCTTGTCTGAACCTTTGATTCCAGTCAAATCACGGATGGTTTCAGCATCCATATAGCCAGGCACCGCTTGATTCAGTTTGATAACACCATCACCAATCAAGGTCAACATGTTAGCGTCCGCCTCAAACAAAGGCTCCCACTTCACGACCGTTTTATTGAACTGTTTCCTCAAATATGGAAACTCATCACGTAAACAAGTAGCCACATAAGCCACATTCAGCAAACCAGAGCCTAGAGATCGTTGGGCCTTACGACCAGCTAACCTCAAGTTCTCATGACTAGCCTTGATAGCTTCAACAGATGACGGATTGTCAGACACAAAACCAAGATCATCCAAGGTCAAACCCATCTCCCCAGCAAAGCCAGCAGCTGCAGTCCGTAACTGCTCAGTAAAGGGAGACATGCTGGATGTGGTGAATTGACCCACGCTCGGCTTTTCCCCCTCATCATCTTTCGTAAATGTAAGTAAGCTAGACACAGTCGCTTTCCAAGTATCAATCGCCTCAGCATCTTGACTCAATCCCAACACATACTTCTGAGGAAATGAATAAAACTCAGCAGTAACATCTGACCGCTCAAGCGTTCGTTTAGCATATCTCTGATAGTACATCCCAGCCCGAGTAATTCGTGACCGACCAAACGGACGAACCGCATCAGGTCTATGAATGACTGGCACTAGCAAAGGAACACCCGTTGGATTTCCGATTGCAAACGGCTTACCATCTTTTGGATAGAACCAAGTCACATCACCAGTGAAATAAGTCTCAAGCACGGCATAACCATTGTCGTCTCGCTTCAGTACTGCATATCCCTCAGTCAGCAAACCAGTGATAGGATCTAAAACACCAGTCGCATTGCTTGCCTCGATAACCTGCAACCTAGGAGCGTCATCATCGTCTCCTTGCGAGATATAGACAAAACAACACGACCCAATCAAAGCTGAAAGGATCGCGCTATCAAAGAATACATCTGGATTGTTCTGAGCAAAGATTTCGTTTGCCCCAAATACGTCATTGGCAAACTCACGAAAGACTAAACGGTCTGCTAGGCTATCAACACCTTTAGCAGCCCAACCTAATACCGCCCGATATTGTTGTCTGATTTGAGGTGGTATCGTGATCCCAACATCCATATCGTTGTGTTGCATAGCATACTGATTATATCTAGTATCTACACCCATTTTATAGTTGGCTAACTTCTTCCTTAGATAGCCCATACCTTTCAATGTCATTTTATACAACTACCTTTCATTTTGCGTGAGAAAAAATGTACAGTGACGGTGTGAAGCCCCGGAGCCTCGAGGGGGAGGGGGTCACCCCCCTACTCTCAGCTGGTCAATTCATCATCATTGTACATTTATCTGTTAATGTTTTTTTAAATAATAAACATTATTTATTTTTTATTTTATCTATTTTTTAAAATTAACTCTTATACTTAAACCAATCTGTACTTTGTGGCAAATTCCGATTACCAATCACCTTTGTTCCATTTGTCTTCTCATCAGCATATAGCTTGTCAGACTTCTGTCTATTGCATTGCCAATGCGCCAACTGCAAGTTAGCAATGTCGGATGGATGGCCATTCTTATTCACTGGAACAATGTGGTCAATGACTGGACTTAACGGATGAGGATATCTCAGGTCTTTGTCTACAGGCTGGCCACATATCCCACAAGTGTTTCTTGTCTTTAAGATAATCTTCTTATTCTTCTCAAAAGCTACTCTATGTGGTCCGCTACGGTCTGCACGGAGGGGGTTGGTATTCATCTAGGGAGGGGGTCCTTTCTTTTTAGGGGAGGGGGATGGTATTCTCAAATGCACCCCCTCGGTATCTTTCAAAGCAGGGGTGTTTTTAGTGCACCCACCCCCTCTTATATTTAACATATCTTATATTCTGTTAAATAAAATTAAACAACTTCAAAGCCAAGAGTGCCATGGCTTTAACTATATTTTTTTAAAAACTAATTTACATTTTCTCACTATGTAAAATAGATAGGTTATTTAGTAGTCAAATGATAGTATACTCTGGTCAAGTTCGTCTTGGCTGTAACAAATATATCCTAGTGTGATGTCTGGTGTAGAGTGATTAAATATCTTTTGAAGGATAGCTATATTGTTATTCTTTTTGTAATGATGATATCCAAACGTCTTCCTCATTGAATGAGTCCCTATGTGATTCAAGCCTACATACTTAGCTGCGTCTTGCAGTATTTGATAGACCGCTACTCTTCCAATGTGTGTGATACGAACACCATCCGTTCTCTTTTTCTTTTTACTTGGAAAGAGATAATCATACTCTGCTAACTGATTATCTTTAATGTATCGATTGATTTCTTTCCTGAGAGGTGGACTGATTGGAAAATACCTTATCTTCCCTGTCTTCTTCTCTTTTAGTTCAATCCTATCGGCGATTACTTGCTTAACTTGAAGAGGCACTATGTCGCTGACTCTTAGACCTGAATAGATTCCAAACATAAACAAAACATAGTTTCTATCACTTTTGTTTTTCAAGTAATCTTTGATTCGTTCGATATCATCTAGATCACGAATTGGTTCTACTTTCTTCATGTACCTCTCCTTTCTACAGAAAAAGCCACTGGCCGTGGCATTGAATATGACAGTAGCTGGAATTGAACCAGCTGGTCTAGCAGTAAAACGTACGCTTGGTAAAAGTTTCAAGGAGACCCAAACAACCTGCTAACCTGTCCTTACTGTCTAAGAGGCCGAAGCCTCTGTATTTTTAGGAGTCCTCATGACTGTTTGTTGCCAATCATTGGATAATACTATTTTAGCACCTTTTTCTGTTCCAATTCTCCCAAGATTTTCCCAGATTTTTCCCAAGATTTTCCCAGAAATCACTTGTAAACTAGAAGGTTACTTGCTTGATAGGACTCCGCAAACTCTAATAGAGCTTTGTTTAAGATGCGGTAGTATTCACTAGATGAATAGCCTAGTTCTGAATAAATGCTGTAGTCTTCCCTCCTTTTCTTCCTGCAATATCGTTCGATTAGGATACGTGTGTATTCCATATCAGAAAGATTGTTGATTGCTTTAGCGATTAGCTCTAGATCCTGCTGAGCTGACACTCTACGCACAACCATGCTTTCTACCTGCTTGCTTGTCTTACCACTTGATGATCTTGGCTCAAGCGAGTAGGATATTGTTATTTTTGGAGCGTATTCTTCTCCAGCAATCCGTCTCAGACGACTGTATTTTTTAAGGACTTTGATAGCTTCCTTTCTTGTCTTCTTTTCATCGATGATATCCAATAATTCTATTTGCACACGAACTCCTCCTCATGATATAATAGTCTTAGTAATTTTGTTGTTTGAGGGTCAGCCGTGTGCTGGCTTTTTTTTATATCTCAATCCCAAAGAAAGTACAAATATCTTCTTTAGCACATTCAGATATCGCTCTCCCTCGTTCCCAATTAAATACTGACATATTAGTGTATCCAATCTTCTCTGCCACATCCTTGGTAGACATCCCACGTTTTAATCTCTCTGATTTTATTCGTGCAGCGAAAGCATTTTCTTTATTCGCAAAGAAATCAGAAACACTTATTCCTAAGACTTCGCAGATATGCGACTTGTATTTATCTTTCGGAACGACTCCGCTTTCCCAACGACCAACCGTCTGCGCTGTTACTCCGAAGATATTTCCAACTTCGTCTCGTCTCAATCCTTTGGTTTTTCGCCAAAGTTTTATTTGATTTTCGAATTTATTATCATTCATCCCAAATCCTCCAAAAGTTCAGAGTTCTCATATACATTCCCAACAACCTCACAATCAGTATGTCTTAACCACAATTCACATCCGTGTTGTTTGGATTCAATACGATATGCTCCGCCACAATGTCTTACAACCTCGTAATAAGTCGGTTCAGAATAGACATCCTTGGACATTTTGACTATATCCCCCTCAAAGATTTCCTTGCCGTTCTTGTCAACCAATCCTGTCGATTGCATGAGTACTAAATCTTCTGCCTCAACCATGTAAGTAATTCCATCTCCAATACAGTATAGTTCATCCTCAAGCCAACTGATATGATCGATATAATTATCCATTTTCTGTTCTTTCTTCAACCACGCTCTAAATTTCGGTATCATGCCAAATCCTCCTCTTTTACGAACGTACCGTCAATCCAACGACCTTTGCGGTCTTTGATTTCTTGGTAAGCCAGTTCAAAACATTCCTCGAAATCATAACCGAGTGCGGTGCTTAGCGATTTTAACCATCGGATTGTACGTATCAGACTTAATTTACGAAAACCTTTAGAAAATGAGTCTTGGTAAATCTGAAAATCGCTTATATTTCTACTTAAATGACTAAAACATGTCATTAAATCTCTATCATTTTCTGATGTTTCAAAAATCTTCTGCACATCCTCTTTAATCAGCAAGGCCAGACCGACAATCACAACTGCACAATCTCCAATGCTATCCTTGGTCAGTTGCTCATTCTTCTTGAGATAACCTGTACATAACTCACCGAATTCTTCACTGAGCTTCAAAGACTGCTTGTCTAGTCGTCCACCGTTTTCTAAATCACGGTCAATAAACCATTGTTTTACATTTTCTAGTGTGGTCATGATAACTCCTATCTTTTCATTAGTCTTGGTAAGATTTCATTCACGATGAATATATAATTAGGTGCAAGAGTTATTTTTAAAACAATTGCAACAACTAATGTTATCAAGCTTGCGCTCGATGAAATGCAACTAACTTTTATCGGTAGTTTAAGTTCCTTTCTTTTCCGTTCAATACGTTCTAATTTAATTTCTTCTTCGGTTTTACCTCTATATGTGTCAAAGACGAGACCACCATCATAGGTAAAAAATGTGAGAGTTGAAAGTGCCAAAACTACTGAAGAGACAACCAGTGTTGCAAATGAAATTGTTTGAAAAAGACTGAAGATATCATAAAACATCTTTTCTTTTGAAATTATTTCATAAATCTGTGGCGCATTCCCTTTAAAAACTGTAAGCAAAGAACTTACTTCATCAACAGTCATGTTTAGCATTTTTGCTAATGCTTGTAAAATATCGTCCATTATAGTAATACCTCATCTCCAACTTTCACTTTTTCGTACACGTCCTTCGTAACCACGAACACTCCATAATCACGTATTGTAAGCGTGTATAACTTACCGTGTCGTCCTTTCTCAACGACCTTACCAAATATCTCAGCGCCTGCGTTATCTGCCTTGTAGATAACCATCGGCTTCTTCTCTTCCAAATCTCTAATCCTGTCCATCTGCCAGATGTTCAATCCAGCAGATAGCAGAATCCAGATTGCGATAAATCGTTTCAATCTGTGACCTCCTTACTTTTCGAGCTTCTCAATTTCACGTTCAACTAGTTCTTTACGTTTTTGTAATTCTTCTAGTTTTTGAGCGTCTAATGCTTTTTTGATGATCTCAAGTCGTTCAATATCCATCTGAAATTTATTCAGAATATCAACTTTACGAGCGTATTCTCTAAAATTATGCGCCCATTCCCACTCTTCCCAACCAAAGCAATTATTTAATTGTTGTATTAAATCGTTGTATTTATTTCTTAAATCAATATTAACTTTGCGTTGATAGAGCAATACGAATACTGCCATTACTAAAACTGACACACAAGCTAAGAACATTAGCCAATACATTATTTCCACCATTTACTCAACCTCCTCAATCTTTATTATTTTTTTTATTATCTTTAAAGAACTTATAAAAAATTACTGCCCAATATGAAGCCCACATAAGGTATGATAACGATTGAAGGAATTGTTCAATTGTCATTTACTTCACCTCCTCAAGCTCAATCCCTGGGCAGTCGAGCACCCAGCTAAAATCAGAATATTCTAGTTCCTTTCGTGTAAATGTTTTGTTATTTTTCCAATTGTTGTAAAAATGGAATCCAACCTCTGTTTCATTTAAATAGTCATTTGTATTTTTTAACTTAACTCTGTACTTTGATTCTTCCTCGGCCTCATAGTCAGTCAACCACGCTCGAGCGAAAAGTTCTTGGTTCTTTTTATCCTTAAGCCATTTCTTCACGAATTCGCTTTTTTTAGCATATAGATGGATTGTGTTACTATCTAGTGCTTGAAATAAGCTAAAATCATTTAAAAGTTGGCATTTAAAAATCCAGTCATCCATAAAATTAGGGAGAGCCACTTTATTCAATTCTTGTCGAATCTTATCAGCATCCTTCAATTGATTGCCAACCTGTTCTCCCTCAAATTTACCTTGCTCGTAACCATTGCGATATTTCATCAAACCATAATCATCCCCTAATTCTTTAAGGATGTCATTAAGCCATCTAGTCTGTGTCGTCGGATCAAACCCTCTGATTCGACGAACGACATCTTTTAACTTGAACGGCAACGGTTCTGATTCTCCCAAAGACCGTAAGTCTTTCAAAACTAAATCAACCGAGGTCAATTTCTTCTTGCTAGCTTTAAATTTTTCATATCGTTCAATTAGTCCCTGTATGTTCATCCTTCACCTCCTCGACTTCCACGCCTTCGCAATCAAACACCCAGCCGAAACCAGCTTCTTCAAGTTCTTTGCGGGTGTGCTCCCCTCGTTTTGAACTGTCATATGTTCTTGTGAAAAAGTATCTTTCTATACCAAGACCGTAAACTAAAAGATTTTCTTTAATTTCCTCTTTTATCTTTACCCGATACCGCTTCTCTTCCTCGACCTCGTAGCCGTCAAGCCAAGCTCGAGCGACTTTGTTGTAAGCATCCTGTTCATTCATCAACCACTCATTGTATTGTTTATTAAAATTCTTTTCTCTGAGCGCATCATACAACGTAGCGTTCTGTTTCTTGTAATACTCGATAATTTCCGCCACAAACTGCGGAACTTTGACTGGTTTTTGTTCGTCTAGTTGTTCGATTGATGTAATTGCAATTTCGGTCGGGATGGCTTTTATTTCAGTACCAAAAATGTTCAAACTGTAAATCTCAACTTCTCTAAACTCTTTAATCAATTCCTGCTTATTCATCTTCTAACTCCTTGATTCTCTTCTTCCATCCTTTCACTTTCTTTTTAAGCAAGCGATTTAACACACGGCTCAGATAGTTCAACTATTCTTGCCTCTGTCTGCTCGATTGTGCGTTTCAATCCTTTAATGACTGTCTGTTTGCTATATTCCATGCTTTATCTAACCTGTTTTTTAAAATCCAGCTCTTGCTCCTCATGGCTCAAAGACACAAGAGCTAGCAAATTCTTTATACGTCATTCGTCCAAGTCTGACGCATATTCTAGCTCGCTTTTAACGTGGTTCGCGGCACGTTGATTTTGTAACTAAGTAACAGCAATCTACCGCACCATAATCAAAACGTACATCGTCTCTTCCGATATATTTTTTAAATCTTGGTCTAGTAATGCCAGAGAATGCCCATTGATGGTCTTTCATCCGTTCGATAAGTTCATCCACATTGTTAAAACTTCCAAGGAAAAACTTGCGGTGCCCGTTGTAGACGAAATAGAGATTTAATAACAAGGTGTCCCACCTCTCTAAAAATAATCTTTCCTTTTATTTTTCAAGTCATTAAATACCATCAGATGATCATTGTCTACACCTTTCATCAACCGACTCATAAACGGCCGACCGTAGCGTTTCTGAATTTCTTGTGCAGTCAGATTAGTCGTGATAACCGTATTAGCCCTTTTGTTGAGAATATTGTAAAGAATACTAAAGGACCACTCACTGTCCTTCTCCATACCAAGATCATCCAAGACCAAAAACTTTGCACTAGCAATTTTATTGACCAGGAACTCTTCCTGACTAAAGTCCGCCTTGATTTTCATTAACAAGTCAGTGACATTGATAAAAATAGCAATTTCCTTTGTAGTTTCTGATAAGGCTTTCATAATGCCAAAAGCAAGATGGCTTTTACCCGTTCCAGCTTCGCCTTGAAAAACAACATTGTTTCTCGCTCCACCTGCCCACTCTCTACAAATTTTTTTGGCAAACTTCAACTTTTCAGCTTCTTTTTCAGTCGGTGTGTCAAAGTTGTCAAGAGTAGCATTTTTCAGTACATCATCATAGAGAGAGAATCTCTCAAGATAGAACTTCCGCTCTCGTTCATGCTCGGCATCAGCCAACTCATTGACCTTTATTTGATTCTCTGCATGGATCCGTTCCGATTCACATAAGCGACAAAGGACATCATTTGTCCGGAGGATTTTGATCAAGGGAATCCCATGCTTTTCGCAAATTTCAGCCTGCTGTTCAGT